TCAGTGACATTTGATAATGCACCAACATCACCTTGCCCTAATCTTTGTTTAATCTCTTCAACTTTATTCATCAAGTAATTTGTCATTCTCTCACCTTCAGGGTTTTGTTGTGGCATTCCCTGTGGTGGAGGTCTGCCTTGTGGCATTCCCTGTGGTGGCATCTGTTGCTTAACAGGACCAAAAGCAGCAGGATTAATTGGTCTGATCGAAGCTAACAAATCATTCGGAGACATTCTTCATAGCCTCCATTTGTATTTCCGCTGCGTTTTTCTCACGCTCCATCTGAACTTTCGACGCATTTTTTTCTCGCTCTAACTGCAATTCAGCTTCCAACTTCTGGATCTTAGCTTGCAAATCAGCTCTTGCCTTCGCTGCTTCAATCTCCATATCCTGCTTTGCCTCAGCTTGCTTGATTTGAATTTGTGACTGAGCCTTTGCCTGATCCGCTTGTATTTGAGCTTGCGTTCTCGCCTTCAGAGCTTCTGTCTCTAATTGAGCTAACTGTTGAGCATACTGCAATGGATTTTCTTGTTGCTGTTGCTGTTGTTGAGCTGTAATGGCAGCAATCTGTTGCATTTGTGGAGCTTGCTGTACAACTTGAGCTGCCCTCTGACTAATTAAGTTATCAAGCTGTGGATTGATATCCTTTAAATCAGGTCTTTCGCTGTTAAAATCTGGAACTGGCGGTAGTGGTACACCGACACTTGCCTCCATCCGATTACGATATAACAACGCAATGTGTTCAGCTATGTGAGCAATAAGAACAGGTTGTAGCTGTTGAGCACCAGGATTTCCACCCAACGATGGATCTTGAATAAACTGCATGTGAACGGCAACGTGCGAATCATGATCCTGATCAACAAAAGCTTTTATAGGCTTGCCATACATAACCGCCATGTTTTCATCAATTGGGTCCATCCGAACCGCCTCTTCAGGTTTCTTCAGGATCTCGTCAATATTCGGTATTCGTATCGCCTCATACATTCTCTTGTAAGCTTCGTAAATATCGTGCAACTGTGGAGCTGACTGAGCCATTTGCAAAACAGACTGAGCCTGAGCAATCCTCTGAGCCGTGCTAAATATATTCGGATCACTGACAGGAATAATATCAATACGTTCATCAAAGTCACGAGCGTAAACCATTTCCGTGCTACCAGACAACGAAAACTCAAATTCATCAGGTAAATTTTCTGCATTCAAGTCAGCAAGTAATTTAAATTCCTGACCCTGAGCGTAGTGCAACCTCTTGTGAATTGCTGAGAAAGCTTTACTGCCCTGCTCAATTAACGCAACTGTCGAGCCAACTGGAGCATTTGGATTTACGTCACCAACATTTAAGTCAGCGGTACTGGCAAATCTCTGCCCTGCATCCACAATCAAACCTAGCAAATTAAACAACGCACCACTGGGTTCTTTAAACGGAAGTGGCATGATTGCCTTGTTAACATCATCCACCGTGGCATCAAGATCAACAAACTCACCAGGATTGACCTGCACTTCACCACCAGAAACTCTACCCCTTAATTTAAAGCCACCTTGCATATTCGCAAAAGCAGCCGAATCAAGTAACGCCCTCAGAGATCCAGTCGCTGCTTTACCCAAGCCACCAATCAGGTGGTACAATCCAAAGCCATAAAAACCAAGACCAGGTAAGAACTTGTAGGAAACAAACCAATCTCTACGCATTTTTCTTTCGTCATCTTGATTCCAGTTTCTGCGAATGCTGACAATCTTTTCGTTATCATGGTCAATCGTCACAACGTAAGGAACAGCCACAGCGTTATCATCGTCAATATCGTCGTCAATACCGTCAAACAATTCATAGACATGCATTTCCAGTAATGTGATCACATCATCCTGAGCGTCATCACCGTAAGTGTCAATTCCTTCGATCTCGCCAATAATATCTTCTGAGGTGCTTGCCTCATCTCCTGCGTCCATTGTCGGTAAATAATAGCCAGACTGAACGTATCGATTGTAGTCGTTCTTTGGCATTTTAATGACATGCGTATATCGTGGAGATGTATATAAGTCTTTACTTTCAGGAGCGACAACAAAATCCTCAGCCTTTACAAACTGGGAACACTGCCTTTCCATGTTACTATCCCACCAGACTTTTTTAAACGTCTGACCAACCAGAGGCAGGTGAAACAACATCTGATCCAAGTCAGGAAAGTATTCTGGCATTTCCTGTGTAATTTGGTAATTCATAAACTCTCGAACCCTGCGTGCCTGTTCTTCAAGCTCCTCACTGGGATCTCCGACTATTACGGTCTTAACAGGACCACCTGACGGATATAATTCTGCAATAGCTCTGGCATTAAACTGCGTGGCAGCTTCGGCAATCATAGGATGCACAACTGTCGATAGACCTCGAACAGCACGCTCCTCTTCCGATTCGTTCATGCCACCGTCAGGTTCTAATGTCTGCAAACCTTTTTTATATCGCTCCTCCCACTCAGAACGAGCTTCACGGTCATTGTTATAGGCAGACACCAAAGTCGATGCCTTATTATTTAATTCTTTTGACGAAAGTTCTTCGGCTAGGTTGTTGTCAAACTGGTCATCTTTTTCAGAAACGTCATCAAGAGCAGGGTCACCAATTAATACGTCATCTCCAATTTCTTCAACAAGCAAGTCATCAGGTGGAGCACCTTCGGTAAACGGAATTGTATCTTGCTGAAGAGATATCGGTTTTCTAGCCATAGAGCGTTATCCTTCTTTTTTCAGGTTCTTCATCGTCTTCATAGTCAGTCGAGTGACCAACGAACCAACCTTTTCTTAATCTTAACCATGCCTGAGTACATGTGTCAACGATGTCATCATTATCCGTGGCAGGAAAACTTGCACAGATATCGATCAAGTCCTTACACCATTTCTTTGACGATGGATAGTAAATTCTGCCATCTTCGAGTAATGCAGAGCTTGCATGTGCTCTCGCTTCCTTATCTCTGTCAGGCATATATTCAATTACTGGTATTCCTGCAATGCGTAAATCTTGCAGGAGAGATTGACCAGAAGCTTTCTTTTCTATCAACACGGCATCAGGTTCGTAGTCGTAATATGCCTCCTGAGCAATCTTTCTTAACTCAGGGTAACTGACACGGTCATACCACATATCCAATACAATCGCACAAGTCATACCTTTGTGCTTGAACACACCCCACGTTGTTCTGGCAGAATAGGATGTCTTTTCTTTTGTGCTGAAAGCCGTATCCCACGACTGAAGCACATATTCAATATCAGGAAGATCCTCACTTTCCCAAGGAACCCACCACTCAGCTTTTAATATACCGCCACCTTTTGGCATAGGACGTTGTTGCAATTGTCCTGCTGATGCATAACTGCCCAGACTTTTTTCTAAGGAAGTCAAAGTTTTTTCGTCAATTCTGTTGGGCCAGAGAAGCTCACCTTCTTTTGTGCGAGGATCAGTAAAGCCAAGAAATGACCGTGTCGGTGTTGGGTGCCCCACCTCGTATTTTGCAGGTAAACACAAGTGGTTCCATTCATCACCAAGTTCGTTTGCTAATATGTGCCCTGTAAGGTCTCTTTCGTGGACACGCTGCATAATAATTATAAATGCACCAGTCTTAGGATCGTTCAGACGAGTTTGCATAGCTTGATCCCACCACTCCAACACACCTTCACGAACAGCGGATGATTCGCTTTCCCTGACATTGTGTGGATCATCAATGACAATAATATCTCCACCTTCACCAGTTAAAGCACCATCGACTGACGTAGCTATTCTGGCTCCAGTCTTATCGTTTTCAAATCTCTGTTTCTGGTTTTGATCAGAAGTTAACTTAAATGTATCCTCGAAGTGAGCTTTATACCAACGGCTATCAAGTAACCTTCGGCATTTAACGCTGTCACGAATCGACAGGGAACTGGCATAGGAAGCATACAGAAATTTTTTTCCTGGCTGTATGGTCCAAGTCCATGCAGGGAGGCAAACGGCAACAGAGATTGATTTCATGTGGCGTGGAGGGACATTAATAATCAGACGTTTGATGTTACCTTCCACAACCGCCTGAAGATGTTCAGAGATTGCATCGATATGCCAGTTGTTCTGAAACTCAACACCAGGTTCAATAGAACCCCAACTAGCTTTCGTGAACTCCCTCAATGATCTTCGGTACTTCTCTGCTCTCACCTGTTCGAGTGATAGATTGCTCAAGAACTGATTCAAGTTGTTTAAGTGATTCATTGTCTATCCCAGTTAGATCGATGACATGTCTATTTTCCACAGTGGTAGTTGTCTCCTGTTTATCAACCCACCCTGCACGGTTCTTTAAATAAAAAATCATAGCTGTATTATCTTTATCGACAGTGGCTTTTTCATAGAGGGCATTTGTCACATTAGCTATGCCAGTAGCTCTGCCTCTTTTTAGAGCGTCATAGAAGTCAGGATATTCCTGCTGTCTTTCATAAATAGTTGCATCAGAAATACCAAGCACAGCAGCGATTTGATCGATGGTTAAACCTTTGGCAGCATAGTCTTCTGCCTTTTTCATAATGTCATCTGTAATCTCGAATTTAGGTCTACCGACTTTACGTTTTGTCTTTGCCATTTTCCTACCTTTATTTTCAGTGGTGAACTGTAATGAAACAGTAACTCATAATAAAACAAAAATAAACCCCACGAGTTACGAGAACAAGTGGGGTAGTTCTGGGAGGAACATGAAGTCACAATGATTCGAGGCAGCGTGACTATCCCCAGACTGTAACAACAAAAACAAAAAAGCAATAGAAACCTGCGAACAAACAGACAACACCAAAAATATCTTCAATCATTTTTTCCTCCCATTATTTACATAACTACCTTCTGGCTTTTCGTATTTTCTCGTTTGAATTTCCTGTCGTTCATATTTAGCAGGGATATTCAAACGAGTGAGCCAGTCATCTGCATCTTTATCTAAGACAAAAAGCTCATCTCCAAATGGCATTAAGTTAAATCTGCACCACCACTTTCGTTTGTAAGTTTTTTTATCTTCCTTCAATTCTATCATGGACACAACTCTCTTAAATGACGTTTTTGTTCAGCGTTCCACTTTGACAATCGAATAGTTTTTGTCCAAGGGAAGTATGGCTGCAATTCTTTTCCGACTGCATATCTATACTTTACCCATTTTATTCCAGTTACAACCCATATTGTTCTGTTTCCAGTAAGTCTATGCTCATTGCCTTCCAAGTAAGTTTGATACGGAACAGCGTTTACCCAAGTTTTACCTTTTGGTTTTGTCTTTAAGAATTTTTTAAACCGAACTTTACTTCCCCCACAGAATGATAGTGGGGGTAATTTACAAGCGAATATTTTAGCCATTTTATTTCCTTTCTAAGCTGCCTGTTTGATTTCGTCTTGAGCTTGAAGGCAGTAGTTAACTGCCTCCGAAGCGAACTTAGCTGCTTTCCATATGTAGGCAGCGTCACCTTTAAGAGCACCCAACCAAGAGTTGAGGTAGGTTGCGTTTTGCTCAGTTGGCTCAAAAGAGATACCGAAGTGAGCACAGAGAAACATGGATGACAATTCAGCAACCAACTCCTCGAATGCGTAGTTGTTTTCGGATATTTCCTTTGTCTTTTCAAATCTGTTTAACCGTGACTTATGTCCAGTGGCATGTGCCTGTTCATGAAACAACACTGAGAAATACTCATCAAGAGAATTGAAGTTCTTCTTATATGGCATGTGAATGCTATCGTCTTCAGGAGAATAATAACAACGTCCAAGACCTGATTCTCTGACGGTAACTCCAAGATTGTCAGAGAACTCCTGAGCATTGTTATGTCGCTCTTCATGAGTAACCTCAGTGTTAACATCAGCGGTTTCTGGCATGTCATTAATATCAGCACCGTTGATCATTGGGTATGGCTTGAAGAAGACAAATGGCTTTTTAAGATCTTCACCAGTTTCCTTATCCTTGGTGATAACGATAGGACGGAGAAACCAAACTGTCTTTGATCCTTTTTTCCAAGACATCTTTTCCTTTTTTAATCCTGCAGGTGTTGCCCACCGATTGTCAGCTCCCAACAGAAGAGCCACCATTAGGTTTCCACCAGTCAACTGATTGTTGGTGAGAAAGTTTAATGGTAACCCTGACAGTGAACCATTCCAAGATGGTGTCCATCCCTTACCTTCGGCTTTACAGCTTTCCATTTCTGCTATGACTTTTTCAGTTAATTCCTGAACTACTCTTTGATCTGCTAATTTTGACATTTGGTTCCCTTTCTAAATGGTGGGGAGCCGAAGCTCCCATATTGATTAAATAAATTCTGAATAGTCTGGATTATTGATTTCATCCCAAACAGTAAAAAGATCATCCCCTGCTAAACCTTCGTTGTTGAAAATTTCTATAACTTGATCTAGCTGCTCTTCGGTTGCATATCCAAGTTCAAACATTTCATTCTTTGCAAATTCTACTAACTGCTTCACTGTGTATTGATTTTCCATTGATTCGTTTCCTTTCTGATTACTTATACAGAGTATCAAACTGAGCAGATAAGTCAAGCCCTGAATTAAAATAAATTTTAACTCAATAAAATCAACAACTTCCAGAGATGTTACCAGACAGCGGTAACGGTTACCGCAACTTTTAGGATGAGGTAACAGAGACAACACACTGGAATCTAAATAGAAAAGGCATGTCGTTACCGCTGTTACCGCAAAAGTGCTTTTTTTATTTTTTTATTTTTTATCCTCGAAATATTTTCTTATAGTATAGAAGAGAACTAAGAACCGTCATTTTATTTTTTATTAAATCTTTTGATATTACGTTTGATTGTTTCAGCCACAATGTGATTTGCGTAACTCTCACAGCATTTCAAACTGCAAAAGTGTCCATTGCGATGTTCATAACTTTCGCCATCCCACAGAGTTAACCTCTCTCCATCGTACAGTTTAGCAATAACTTTGAGATTGCCTTTGTATTCGTCAATGGCAGGTGTACCCCAAGTCATAAAATATTCAGTCTTTTTTGGTGCTTTCTTTCCGCAACAAACACACGGCTTTGGATATGTAAAAATCATTTTCTTTTCCTTTCTGATTTGTCCTAATACCATTTTATCACAGAAATTTTTTCGTTTTGCGTTTTTGGTAAACTATTTTATAACCCATTGATTTTAAACAATTAAAACTTTATTTATTTTTTGTTTGACCTTTGGAATCACTACCATTAGACTAGACGAATCACTTAGAAAGGAAAATATTAATGAGGCCCAAAACAAAAATGCATTGCGTAAAATGCGGATATGAGGATACGAGAATACAGAATGCAGGTAAAAAGAATGGTGTCACGTTTCGACTTCGTTTTTGCCCAAGTTGTCGCTTTCGATTTAAGACCAGTGACATATTAAATGATGACTACCCAGAGGAATTTTTTCAGGAACTTAAACCTGCTGCCAAGGGTAAGTCAAAATATTATTAGAAAGGAAAGAGTTTGCCTAAAGTATATATAGTCAACCGTCCACAGCAAAATAAGTTTGGGTGGACACCTGATTTAACGGATGCCACAAGGTATGGTGAATTGGAGGTAGTGTTTGAGCCAAACGAAAAGCCACAATTTCTCCCCAGTCCATCAATACAAAAGGCAAGACGGATAATGAAGGATTTCAGTCCAGAGGATTTTCTCCTCTGGCCTGGTGGTGGTGACCCAATAGCTGTTATGATTGCTTGCATGATTGCATCTGAAATGTCACCAATCGTGCGTGTCCTAAGATGGGAGCGTAAAACTGAGGAAGGCAACAGGGATCGAAAACAAGGATGGTATATGCCTGTTGCCCTTGAAATGAGAAAGGAAAAATATGGTTAAATGTTTTACTAAAGAAGCCTTGAGAAAGGCAAACAACGTGGCAATTAAAACGAATAGGAACAGGACGATTCGTAAGAAAGATTTTATGAAGCACACTGAAGAAACTTTATTTCCTGTTGTGTTTGCAATGTCACATAACGATGAAGAAATGAGAGTGCGAGTTTTGTTGGATGAAACGAAATCGGGATGGATTGATATCCCTTTTGAGACATTCGATGCCTTGCCAGTTCATAGTTAAGAAAGGAATGATATGACACTACCAAAGTCAATTATCAATCTTCTAGATGACGTAGCACCTGCGTCAAACTCACTAGGTGCAGTTACGGATATGGGTCAGAGGATGCATGACATGATGTATGAGATTGCAGAATTGGAAGATCTGTTGAAGGAAAAGAAGTCAAAATTGCTTCGGTTGCAGACAATAGACTTGCCTGATTTAATGCAGGAAACAAACTTAAAAGATTTCACATTAAATAACGGTGAGCGAGTTGTCATAAGAGAGTATGTAAAGGCGAGTATACCTTCAAATTCTGCCATTGATAAACAGAAAGATCCTGATGTCAAAGCGGATATGGAAGTACGTCAGCAACAATGTTTTGAGTGGCTCCGTGATAATAAAGCAGGGCACATGATTAAAAACAAAGTTGAAGTAAATTTTGACAAGAAAGAAGATGCCAAATGTCAGGAGTTCACAACAGAGCTTCGGGATAAAGGTGTCCAGTACAATCAGTCGGTTGGGGTGCACACAGGCACTCTGGACGCTCACTTTGCATCAATGCTGAGTGAGGGAAAAGATATCCCAATGGACACATTTAAAATTTACGTTGGACGTAAAGCCACATTTAGCAAAGGAAAGAAATAATGGCAAATGAAGTTGAACTAAAGAAAGAATCGAATGTAATACCATTTGATGCAAGTCTACTCTTGGAGGACGCAGGTTCTGCAAGTGACAATATGACCGCTGACGATATGTTGATACCACGACTGAGAATACTTCAGTCAGGATCACCAGTGGTAAAGAAATCGGATGGTGCTTATGTCAAAGGTGCTGAGGAAGGTATGATTTTTGATAATGTCAGCAATCAGCTTTTCTCAGGGGAAACTGGCATAACAGTTGTACCAGTGAGCTATCGAAGGACGTTCATTGAGTGGACGGATGATCGAAAATTTGTTGCGGATCACGGAATAAATTGCACGGCTCTTTTAGATAGTTGCACAGATGATGGCAGGGGTGGGTTAAAAACTCCTGAAGGCAACAGTCTGGTCAATACATCTGAATACTTTGTATATCAAGTTGATAAGGATGGTGGGTATTCACCTGCCATGATCAGCATGTCTTCTTCTGGCATTAAGAAAGCCAAGAAGTGGAACTCCATGATGAACAGGTTGCAGATACCTCACCCATCAGGAACAGGCACACTCAACCCTGCTATGTTCTGGACAGCGTATCAGATCACGACAGTGCCTGAATCAAATGAAAGTGGATCTTGGTTTAACTGGGAAATCTCCATGAAGTTTGATGCTAAGTCTGGGGGAATTATTCAAAACCTAGATGCAGGGAAAGATATTTACCTAGAGGCTCGTGAGTTTAAAAAGAAAGTCCAGTCAGGTGATATTAATGTAAAATCGGATGACGAAATACCATTTTAATTTTACTGGGGAGTTGTCAGGCAACTCCCCTTTTTCAGAAAGGATAGGAAATGGAAGTCAATCGATTCATGAATTTGTTTCAGGGTTATGAGTTCGCTCATGGTCAGTATCGGGTTCAGAAAAAAGAAGCTGACGGTAAAATGTCAGGAAGAGCAGTTACAGTTAGTGAACCTGCAACCATTGAGAATTACAGGTCACATTTAAACGGTGGAGATTACATTCTTGGGATTATAATGTTGCGTCAAGACAACTCGTGCAATTTCGGTGTGATCGATATCGATATAAGAGGCGAGGTTAAATTAAATGAAACGCTTGAAAGTCTTGAAGAAAAAATCCGTGATACACCTCTGGTACTATGTCGTTCTAAGTCTGGTGGTGCTCATCTTTATTTGTTTACTGATCCTGCCATTAGTGCTGTTGATATGGTATCAAAGCTCAATGAGTTTGCTGCTCAGTTAGGCTACGGTGGATCAGAGATATTTCCAAAGCAGACATCCAGAGCAAATGACTTGGATCGTGGGAACTGGATAAACCTATGTTATTGGGATGGTGACGATACAGAACGGTACGCCATTCACAAAGGGAAGAAGCTAAGTCTCAGTCAGTTTGTGGCACTGGCAGAAAAGAAAAAAACGAACTACGAAGAACTACAGGGGATCGCACCAAAATTACTGGATCACTTTTCTGATGGTCCTCCATGTTTACAACACATTATTACAATGGGTTTTCCAGAGGGGGGAAGAAATATAAGTCTGTTTAATGTAGGGGTTTACTTCAGAAAGAAAAATCCTGACGATTGGCAGGAAGATCTCATGCGATTTAATTACGAACATTTACCAGAGCCACTGCCAAGCGGTGAGGTTAACGCATTGGTCAAGTCCGTCAGTCGAAAAGATTATGCCTACACCTGTAAGCAATCACCCATTTGCAATTACTGTGAGAAACCAAAGTGCATGAAACGTGAGTTTGGTGTCGGTGGATTTGGCGGTGGGTTGGCTATTGAGGTGGATGCCATTACCAAATACGAGACTGAAAACAAGCAGTCGGTGCGGTGGTATATTGAAATGCAGGGAGAAAGAATAGAAGTCACAACTCCACAGCTATTGGATCAAAGACAGCTTCAGAAAATCTGTGTGGAGAAATTAAATAAATGTCCAAGCACAATGCCCAGTCAGAAGTGGGAAAAGAGAATTAATGAATTGCTTCAGAGTGTCGAGGTGATTGTCGATCCAGATGATGCATCCCCACAAGGTCAGTTTGAGAAAATGCTTGATTCGTTTTTAACAGGAAAGGTGCAAGCTCGACATAAAGATGAGATCATGAATGCCAAACCGTGGCATGATTCGGATGAGGGAAAAGTTTACTTTCGGTCAGAAGATTTGTTTGTATATCTAGAGGCTCGAAGGTTTCGATATCCATCTCAGCATCAGATTTGGAGTTGGCTTAGAACTTTAGGTGGAGATCGAAATACATTTAGGATAAAGTCAAAGCCAGTGAAAGTCTGGTCAGTTCCTGCTCCTGAGTTTTATGATGACGAGCCACTGGATATACCAAGTGAGGTAAAAGAAGATTTTTAGAAAGGAAGCCAATGAGACATGTTCAGATAATATTAGGACCACCAGGAACAGGAAAAACCACCAGTCTATTAAAGATTGTTGAAAACAGTTTAGCTCGTGGAATAGAGCCAGAGCGAATCGCCTACTTAGCATTCACAAGAAAGGCAGCGAATGAAGCTCAGGAACGAGCAATGGAACAGTTTAACTTTGAGACATCACGCTTTCCATACTTTAGGACACTGCACTCACTGGCATACAAACGTCTGGGGTTAAAACGTGAGGATGTCATGACCGATAAACACTTTGTGAAAATTGGCAAGGCTATGGGTGTTGAGTTCAAGGGGATTTACGATGAGGATCTGGGCATTCACAATGGCTATGGATTGGGGGATAAATGTTCGAGGGTGGAATCACTAGCTCGTGTTGGGTTAAGAGATCTGGAAACGCAATACAATTACTCCAATGAAAATGACCTAAGCTTTCACGCTGTAAAGCAATACCGTGATTCTCTTTCCAAATATAAAAGAGAGAACAAGCTTTTTGATTTTACGGATATGCTTGAGAAGTTTGAGGAGCCACTGCCAATTGACATTTGTATAATTGATGAAGCTCAGGATTTAAGCTCACTTCAGTTTCGCATGGCAATCTTGGCATCTCAAAATGCGTCTGAGGTGTATATTGCAGGGGATGACGATCAGGCTATTTTTGGTTGGGCAGGAGCTGACGTTAAGAAGTTTCTAAGCTTGCGAGGGGACAAGGTGATCCTACCTCAGAGTTTTCGAGTTCCAAGGGCGGTGCATCGATATGCCAACGACATTGTCAGTCGGATAAAAAATAGATACGTCAAGCCGTGGACACCGAAGTTGGATCACGGAAGGGTTCACTACGTTTCAGATGACGATAACATAGATTTCAGTCGCAGTGGAACTTGGCTCTGCATGGCAAGAAGTAAGTACCTGCTGTATCGATTAAAGAAAGTTGCACGGCAACAGGGATACGGATACATTTATAATGGCAGGAGTTCCTTGGATACGGATGAGACAAGGGCTATTATGGCATGGGAGACAATGCGAAAGAAGAAACAGATTTCTCTTTTTGATGCGGAAAACCTTGCCAAGTTTTTCTTGTTTAAGGTTAAGCTTCGAGCAAAGGAAACATACAGCCTAGAGGATTTTGGATTGCCACCAGAAGCGATTGAGAGAGATTGGATGTCTGTACTCAGGGGAATACCACCTGACGAGAGAGAATACTTGAGATCCTGTATGCGAAATGGAGAAAGGTTTCATGACAAGCCAAGAATTACAATATCAACAATCCATCAGTCCAAAGGCGGTGAGGCCGACAATGTCGTTGTCTTGACGGACATGGGTAAGTTGAGTTGGGATGCCTTGGGAACAGATGAGGAAAACAGGGTTTGGTATGTTGCACTGACAAGAACCAGAGAGAACTTGTTTTTTATAAGACCTCGTGGTCTTCGACACTTTACATTATGATGATAGCTCATCAACGCCTACAACCCCTTGATATAAAAGGGTAAAATAAAAGGTTGCATTTTGCAATTAGTTAAATTACACTGATTCGTATAGTTAATTAGAAAGGAAGAAAAATGATAACTGAAGATACATTGGAAGCGATTAAGGATAAGGTTAAGGATGCAACGTCTGAAGCTTTTAGAAATATAATACTTTCTGAAGTCAAGGCTGCTGACATCGATATGTCTTTAGATCAGGATGTAATAGATATGTCATTTAGTAATTCGGTGGATGACATAGTAAATCGTTTATTGTTTGATCGTATTAGTTAACAAATCAGTGGGGGAGAAATCCCCCACCTTAACAATGGGAGTTTTGGTAAGTGAATGTTTAATGATTGCACAATTAAACAACGGTGGTGCGACATCGTAATGTGAGGTTCGATTCCTTACACTCCTACCAACAAATTAGAAAGGTAATTAAATGAGCAAATTAAAAGAAATATTTGAATTACGTTTTAATGACGATAAAGTAATATCAATTGAAGGCGTGGCAGCTTTAAGAAAGGCAGCCAAGCAACATAATTTTGATGCGAATTTGGTTATCGGAAATTTTCACAACTTTATACCTATGTGGGATAATAACATTCTTATTGGTCATGCAATTGCTGCACGAACTGCTAGGGGTATATGGATTAATTAGAAAGGAAGAAAAATGGAAGGTTCCATAAGCTTTAAAAAAGAACTACTGGAGATGGGTACTCCAACTGAGTATGCGTTAACCGTTGCAATGCGAAGTTTAAATCATGAGTTCAAAGATTTGAAGTCGCTTGTAGAAAATGGTGACATCCCAAAATCAACTGCAAGGACATATCTTAAAGGCATTGCAAAGCTTAACAATCAGCTTGTTGATCGTTATAATTTTAAGGGTGATGCCTCTGGATATTTCATTTATTTAGAGGATGGTCTATGATTTATAACGATGTAGAAAAAGCTATCGTTGAAGCTTTTAAAAAATATTTTAAGGAGAAATATAATGGGTAGAAAAAAGAAAAAGGCAGTTGCACCAAAAGAAAAAATAAATGTGATTGATTCGATCAAGAATATGCACAAAATCAAACAGCCAGATGCACTTGCTGAATCGTATCAAGAAGTTGATGAAACGATGAGTAAGATTGACAGCATTATGGGCAGGGCAAAAGCCATTGTTGATAGGGCAAAGAGGATTGCCAAATGGAAGTAACGCCATTGAAAAACATAGAGGAAGCGGTCAAGACGTTTAAAGAACGCTCCTCTTATGGCAATACGTACAGCCAGTATGGAGAAGTCATGCAAGCTCTTTTTCCAGAGGGCTTGCCAAAAGTTAATAATCTTTCGGAGTATGGGAGGAAAGAAGAAATCAATCGCATGGGTAATTTTGTAATGATAATTCACAAGCTTATGCGGTACTGCAACCAGTGGGATAAAATGCATAAGGACTCCATGCACGATCTTGGGGTCTATGCATTTATTCAGGAGGCAATCGATGATTCAGCTAAGGGTTAGAACGGAGTATTCGTTTCGCAAAGCTTACGGAACGATAGAGAAAGTCATTGCCCAGTTTGGTTTGGATGCCTTAGCCATTACAGACACTGGAACGTGGGGTCATGTTCCCTTTGTTAAAATGTGTAAAAAGTATAACGTAAAGCCAATTCTGGGAGTTGAGATTTGTGTAGCTGAAGATACCCAAGAAAATATGATGGGGTTTCTGGCAAAGAATAATGACGGTTTAGCTGAGATTTATGAGCTTGTATCCAAAAGTGCAACTCAGCGTGACCGTATTACCTATGAGGATCTTTTTGATGTTTCTGAAAACGTCATCATGCTTTCAGGGTTTAAACCAGTCTGGGGATTGTTACCTCGAACCAAAAAAGAAAACCTATATATTGAAATGAGTTCACCAAAGGCACTGGAGTTTTGTCGATCCAAAGGGTTTAAGCCAGTGGCAACCTCTGACAATTACTATCCGACAGAAAAAGACAGGGAAACTTATGAGATCCTTGTGGGGTCAAATAAAATTAACGGTGCATCGTATCTTCGACACGACTATGAGCTTCCTAGTTGGATACCACGAGATGCAAAGGAAAACACCCACTACATTGCCAATGAATGCAATGCAGAACTACCAGTAGCTCAGATGATATCATTTCAATCACCAGTAACATTGCAGGAGCTTTGTGAGGCAGGTGCAGAGAAATTAGGTGTTGAGCTAACTGGAGAATATAAGCAGCGTCTGGACAGAGAATTGAAGGCAATAGCAGAAAAGAAATTTGAGGATTACTTCTTTGTGATTGCGGATATGGTGAACTACGCAAAGAAACATATGTTGGTTGGTCCTGCTCGTGGTTCGTCAGCAGGAAGTCTGGTTTGCTATCTGATTGGAATTACAGATGTCGATCCGATAAAGTTTGGATTGCTGTTCGAGAGATTTATAGATGTCAGTCGAGCTGACATGCCAGACATTGATATTGATTTTCAAGATGACAAACGTGAATTGGTTTTTGAATATCTTAGAAATAAATACGGAGCTGAGAAGGTTGCTCACTTGGGAACCGTCAGTCGGTATAAGGCACGCTCTGCAATTTCAGAAGTGTGTAAGGATTTAAAAATGCCTACGGCTGACATTGTCTTACTGAAAGATAATATTATTGAGAGGGCACTTGGAGAGCCAAGAGCTGACCTCTGTATTTTTGACACCTTTACGGATACTCGTGTTGGACGACAAATGATGAATAAATATCCAAAGCTTAGAAATGCAGTTGAGATGGAAAACCACGCCAGACATTCTGGGGTTCACGCTGCAGGGGTTTTGGTCACTCAAGACCCAGTCAGCAAGTATTGTGCAGTAAGCCAGTATTCAGCTCAGATTGATAAGAAGGATGCCGAATCACTGAACTTACTCAAGATCGATGCACTGGGGTTAAGAACATTGTCAGTCATACAGGATGTACTTGATCAGGTGGGTTGGTCACGAGAAAAGCTCTTGAGCTATAACCTTGAAGATCAGGATGCCTTTGATATTCTGAACGATAAGAAATATGCAGGGATATTTCAGTTCGAGGGATACGCACTTAAAAAGCTGACGGATGAAATGAAGGTCAGGAAGTTTGATGACATCTCAGCTATTACGTCACTGGCAAGGCCTGGTCCGTTAAACTCAGGGGGAACAGCTCAATACGTCAAGCGTCGAATAGGTCAGACGGAAGTTACCTATATGCATCCGTTGCTTGAGGATATTACAAGAGAGACTTACGGAGTTATTGTTTATCAGGAACAGGTGATGTTGATTGCTCGTGATGTTGGAAAGATGTCATGGGAGGATGTATCAGCACTGAGGAAGGCAACCTCGAAGTCTTTGGGTAAGGAATACATGGATAAGTTTTTTGGACAGTTTAAACAGGGAGCTTTGGAGCAGGGAATACCAGAGCAGAAAATTCAGGAGATCTGGGATAACATTAATACAATGGGAGCCTACGCCTTTAATAAGTCACACGCTGTAGCCTATGCAATGGTCAGCTATTACTGCTGTGTATTAAAATCCAAGTTTCCACTGGAGTTCTCAGCAGCGACACTCAGAAATGCTCGTGACGATGAACAGACAGAACGAGTTTTACAGGAGCTGAAGACTGGTGGATATTCCTACAAACAATTTGACCGCTATCAATCCGAAGTGAACTGGTCAGTGCAAGATGGACAGCTCATTGGTGGATTGACCATGATTAGAGGTGTTGGACCTAAAATGGCTGAGGATATTGTGCAGAGAAGAAAAACGAATCAGATACTGACACCAAGGCAGGAGGAGTTATTATCAGGGAAAAAGAAGGTGGCAATGCAATCTAGCCTCTTCTAACCTATTGATTTTAATTAGTTTCTTTTTACTTTACACCCTGTTATTTATTTGATACTCTATATGTATAGTAAGAAAGGAATTAAAAATGGCGATGACACAAGCACAAAAAGAAAATTCATGGAACGGAGTTTTTCACAGAATATTAACAAGAACGGTTTGCGACTTTGACTTAGCGGTTGCTATAGCTCGTAAAACTTGCGGTTCTGGAGTTGCTAATTATGCTTTAGAAAATAAAGAATTGATTGTTGTGCAAGCAAAGAAGTCTGCACAAATTCGAGCAGAGCGTGGTGTTAGACTAGGCTTTGCTAACCCTGCTCACAACAACATCAACATTTAGAAAGGAAATAAAATGTACACATATAGCGATAATATTTTTTCAGATCTTGTGAAAGAAGTTTACGGCACACGCAGTGTCGGAAGAACTGGGCATCTTTCTCATTATTGGGATGAAACTCCTGAGAACAAGCAGAAGATCTGGGATGATCTTTGTGATGAGCATGAAACTACAATGGCTGAAGAAAAAGCTGATCAAGTGCGAAAGGCAAAAGCTTTTGAAGATCGTGTGCAAGATGTCATTAGCATTGGAGCTGGTGATAGAGAGACAGCTCTTCGTTGGATCTTTCAATCTGAAAAGCTTGATCTTAGAGATTATAGCTATGCTTGTTTTGCACTTAATATACCATATTCTTATGAGGAAGAATTTAGAACTTTATACACTTAATTCCTACTGATGATGAGGGAGGTAGCTCCTCCCTCGAAACCGAAAGGTCTAGGATAGCAAATTAGAAAGGAAACAAAATGGATAATATTTTAAATAAAGTCAACAGGGTTGCTACTCTTCGAGCACATATTGCTGAGATGGCAAAAGAAGAGAAAGAGCTTATTGCTGAAATGAAAGACTTCGGTACAGGGGTTTATCAAGGCACTGAGCATCAGATCGTTATTTCTGAAAGCACTCGTAAAACTCTGGATATGAAAGCTGTGAGATTGAAGTTATCTCGACAGTTTATCCAAGCAAACGAGAAAAAGACAACTACGCTCGTTGCAAAGCTGTTTGGGTATAGTGCGGAGGAAGTCGCATGATAGAAACAGTTTTATTGTGTATGAGTTTAAATCTTTATTTCGAGGCCAGAGGAGAGGAGGTGCAAGGCCAGATCGCAGTTGCTGAGGTGACCCTAAACAGGGTTGCCTCTCCTGCTTTCCCTGACGATATTTGTGGGGTTGTGCTCCAAGAAAATGAAAACGGTTGTGCGTATTCTTGGTGGTGCGATGGTAAGCCAGATAAAATGGCAGATAAAAATTCCATGAAGCGTGCCAAGGCGATTGCTCAGTTGATGATTGAAGAGGGGCACTACATATCTGTTGTTGGAAAGGAAGCCACACATTATCATTCAGTTGATATTGACCCTCCTTACTGGACAGAAGACATGGAGGTGACAGCTACCGTTGGCAACCATGTATTTTACAAAGAAAAGGAACCAGATTCATCTCCACTCTCCAGACCAAAACAAATAAGTTGTCTGGAAAATGCAGATGATGTATATGTGGAGGGCGTTTGTAAACAATAGGAAATCAAATCGGTAAACGAAGTGACTTTGATAGGGTAGAAAGAGATTTCTACCCAACACCTTTTCAGGCAGTAAAACCTCTCCTACCACATATAAAAGATCAAAAATTTTTTGTGGAGCCATGTGCAGGGGATGGAACTCTTGTTGACCATCTTGAAAAGAACAACATGAAGTGCGTGTTTAAGTCCGACATTGAGCCACAACGTGAAGACATTAAAAAACAAGATGCTATGGATCTTCATTTTTTTCATGTTATGGAAACCGATTTGATTATTACTAATCCACCTTGGGACAGAAAAGTTCTACACCCACTGCTATTACATTTGATGGAAGTCGGAGTTCCAACGTGGCTTTTGTTTGATGCCGACTGGCTGCACACAAAACAAAGTATCGATTATCTACCGTACCTCCGCAAAATTGTAAGTGTTGGCAGGGTTAAATGGATAGCTGATTCGCAAAACACTGGAAAAGACAACTGCTGTTGGTATTACTTCGATAAATTTACAAAGGGACTTACACCCAAATTCTATGGTAGAACACTGTAAGTTTCTATAAACATTCAATAAAAAATTATTTTACTCTCAGGGGTTGCAATCCTTGGAAAAGTATATATATTGAGTGAATAAGATATTTAGAAAGGAAGACATTATGGGAATAAATTTTTCAAAATATGGAATTCAGAAGAGAAAAGAAGTAGAATTCGAGAAAGCTAATTCAGGACTTATAGATGATCTTAGAGAGATTTCTTCTTGGAACTCTTTTGCTTCTTCTTTAGTAGAGCAGTATTCAAAGCGTGGCACACTTTCAGACAAGCAGACTGGAGCTGCTATTGCAATGCTTATGAAGGTAAAAGCAAACAAAGCTCAGAAAGCTGAAGCTCCTTCAGTCGATCTTAGTAATGTAGTTGCTATGTTCAATAAAGCCCATGAGGCTATTAAAACTCCTAAGTTCCGTTATGAGGATCTTGTTATCTCTCGAGCACCAGACCATGGTGTAAATGCAGGTGCTTTATATATTAAGATTGAAGGTGAGTATGCAGGAAAAGTAAAGGACGGTAAATTCTTTGCTAATAATGATTTTTTTAAAAGGAGTGGTTTTAAACTATCTGCTCAAGGAGTTCGTTCTAAGCTTGAGCAGATTTCTAAAGACCCTCTTTCTTCCGCTGTAGCCTACGGTAAAAAGACTGGTAACTGTTCTTGCTGTGGTCGTGATCTAACACGACACGACAGTATTGAGCGAGGAATTGGACCGATATGTGCAGAGAAGTGGGGGTTGCTATGAGTATCAGCAAATCCCACGGCTCCCCCTTTGATCGGGGGAGAATGGATGCCTACTACGGTAGACCATCAAATCCCCACATTTGGCTTGACGGTTGCGGAGTTAAGAAAGTTCTCCGTGAGGATATGACCAAAGATCAGATTAACGAGTACAATCTTGGCTTTGAGAGCGAAGACGATAGAAAGAACTGGAGATAGTCATGAGAATAACGAAAGGTCCATACGGAAATAAATACTGCCTGTTGAAGTTTGACAAGGTGGATTCCGATGTTCTCCAGAAGGTGGAAACACTTCCGTCATTTAAGAGATGGATTGCACGAGAGTTGTTGTTTCAACCGACTGGTGCAACCATAGCACGGATACATAAGTTTTGGCCTGACTGCACTTGGGACGATGATGTTGTCCATCATCTTGATAATTACATTGATAATCTGAAGGCAGCGGAAGATACCCTGAAGAATAAAAAGGTAGATCTCCCTGCTAACGATGACTTTGATTTTAAGACTGTTCCCTTCAAGCATCAGCGTAAAGCTTTCTACATATCTCGTGATAAGCAGAACTTTGGACTGTTAATGGAACAAGGAACTGGAAAGACAAAAGTTATTATTGATAACGCTGCTTATCTTTACGCAGGTGGTAAGATAAATTGCTTGGTAGTCATCGCACCGAATTTAGTCCACAGAAATTGGCTGAAAGAAATTGATATTCACCTTCCTGACTGGTGTCCAAGGGAGACTGTGTTTTACCGTTCAGGTATGAATAAAAAAGAACAGGAGCGATTTGACGAGGTGTCAATGGCAAAAGATTGCCTGAGAGTATTTACCTTTAATGTCGAGGCGTTCAGCTCACCCAAAGCGATTTACCACATGCAGAAGATATTACTGGCAAACGACATCATGATGGTTGTGGATGAGAGCACACGGATCAAGACACCTTCTGCGAAGAGAACCAAGGCAATTACAAAGTTTGGAAAACTTGCCAAGTACCGACGCATCCTGACAGGTACACCAGTGACGAAGGGTGCTGAGGATGCCTACAGCCAGTTTAAGTTTCTAGATCCAAATATTCTGGGGTACGACAGCTACTATAGTTTCAAAGCAAGATACTGCGTCATGGGTGGCTATGAGCAAAAACAAATTGTGTCCTATCAAAATACAGATGAACTTGTTCGTTCTATTGATTCACATTCCTTTCGAGTGCTGAAGAAAGATTGCTTGGATTTACCTGACAAGATCTACCAGAGATATTACGTTGACATGTCAGAGAAACAGAGAAAGCTCTACACCACGATGAAGAAGTCTTTCATTGCAGAACTAGGTGGAGAGACAATAGAGGCTCCAGAGGCAATTACACGGCTTCTGAGGATGCAACAGATATTATGCGGTTGGTTTCCAACGGAAGATGGCATCGAAGCTATTGACGATAAAAACCCACGGATTGAAGCTCTCAAAGACATTCTGAGTGGGATCAACTCCAAGACGATTATCTGGGCACGCTTTAGACCCGATATAAGGGTCATAGAGAAGCTGTTGGGCGATCAGGCAGTGTCATACCACGGAGATGTATCACCAGGTGCTAGAGTGTACGCTATTGAGCGTTTCCAGAACGATCCAAAGATTAGGTACTTTGTTGGAACTCCACAGGCAGGAGGAACTGGTATAACGCTGACTGCTGCTGAGTATGCAATCTACTATTCAAATAGTTTTGATTTAGAGCAGCGTCTTCAAAGTGAAGATCGATGCCACCGTATCGGAACCAAAACGAATGTTACCTATATCGATATAGAATGTCAGAAGTCTATCGATAGTAAAATTATCAAGGCACTTCGAGATAAGAAGTCGATTGCCGACATGATAACAAAAGATCCAATGTCAATATTTTTAGAGGAGGAGGAAGTCTAATGGGAAGTGAAAAGCAATTCTGGAATTTATTAAGAGATAAATTACCAATTAATAAAATGTACCGTGTGGAAAATAAAGTAACCAAAGGGATGCCTGACATTCATTATATTCACAAAGGAAAGTCTGGATGGATAGAACTTAAATATTTGGATAAGTTTCCTAAAAACCGAATCAGCAGTGGATTGAAGTTAAATCAAATGTACTGGGCAGCGGAGCACTTTAAAAACGGTGGAGCAAGTTGGGTGTTGATTAGAATTGGCAGGGACTTTATTGCACTGGTTAATGCAGGATATGTTGACTTGCTTTACAATCGTCCGTCACGCCCAGACTTCTTGAAGTTCTGCACGTTTTATAAAAAAGGAAATATGACTAATGAGGATTGGAGTGAATTGGCTACAACAATAACAGGTTAATTATTTTCTAGAAAGTTGATATGGTCCCGTGTTTTTCCGTGACTGGACAAAGGGATTTGATCCTATGTCAGAAGCAGGTCTTGCGTCGGCAACCGAAGAACCAATAAGACCCCTCATTCCACCACCATAAAAACCGCCAAGACTTCCCATGCCACTGCCACTAAATAAATCTGGAAAAGTTCTATCTGTTATTTGTTGCACTTCTTCAATATATGGCCCTGTTTTTTCATCAATATCATTTAATTCTTTGTTTCGAGCTAAAGAAATAATAGATTGAAGGTATGGTCTTACTCCCTGTCTACCCATGCCTCCTCTGCCTCCGAATGGGTTAAAAGGCATTCCCCCACCATGGGGTAATACTAATATGCCTTCTGAAAGGGAAGTCTCTCCTCCCATAGTTTCATCTCCACCACCTCCCATAGATGGAGGTGCTACTGTTGGTTTAATTACGTCGGGTTCTGCAAGTGGAGACATTCCCCCACCGTCAATAGGAGGTGATGAGGGTTGTGGAGCTTCCAATAAAAGACCTTCAATCCGTTTTGAGTAATCAGGAGTTTCAGGTGTTATTTTATCTAATCCTCCAAAGCCACTACACATCAGGTCATCTCCACTTCTTTTTTAGTTTTTGATGCTGAACCTGATGTCCGACTGAATCCAAAGTACGCTCCGACTAAACCACTGAGAGCTATGTACTGCGTCATGATAGCTCCATCAGCGTGTGCCATGCGTACAGGGTTCCAGATAGTTGCCACCGTTGTCATAGCCATAAGACCCAACGCTATGTAACACATAATGCGTCTATTGCTTTGGTAAGCTTTTTTATCTGGTATCATTTCGTTCATTTTATTAACATCCATGTTGGAAGTGGAGGCGTTATTGAATCTAAATATGAGAGAAACAATAACACAATAGAAAAAATAATCAACTGGCTAGGGCTTAAACTCAATTGCTGCCCAGATTAAAACTGCTCCTCCACCTAATGTTATACTTAATCCTAAAAAAATTGATAAAACATTTAATATTCTGTTTTTACGAGCCACAGCAGCGTATTTAGACTGCCTGTCTCTTTCCGTAGCTTGTGCTCTCATGCGTTTAAAAGTTGCGACCCCTTTGGAACCCCTGGTCTGCCAGATAACGTCCATAAGCTCTTTTTCCATATCCAGGGCTTTTTCATAGGCAATATAGTCAGATAATGGATCATTTTTATTTCCAGACTTTTGGGCTGCCTTTGTACCATCTATAAATTGAAAGACCTTATTTAAATCCTTCCCCATAGATGAGATATCTTTTCCAAGCGAAATGCCCTTTTTTAATGCTGAAAACGAAATGAGGGCCAAGGACAACGGATCCATTGTACTATCCTTTTAAAACCTTTTTGAGTTGAATCCCATGTAGGCTCCAACTATTCCTGCACCACTGAGATAAAATAAATTTGATATGTCTGACAAAGCATTTACCCTTTCTACCGATACAAAAAACATTGCTGCCGTAAAAACTCCCATCGACATTAATGTATATCTTGCCATCCGAAGTTGTGCAAGTTGTCTTCTCAAAGCTGCCTTGTCTTCGTTCTTAAAATCTTCTTTTGTCTTTTCTTCGTCTTTCATCTTTAAAACTTAGCTACACCTGTTGCAAAATACGATCTCTCGTTTCTGAATCTGTTCGCTCAATAATACTCTGCAATGCCGAAGACTGTGTTAATTCTTCTGTTTCTGTGGGTATTCCCTCTGGCTCGACTGGTATTGCGTCCGTATCCGCTGTTCCTACAATAGCCGTGTTTAACCAGTTACGAGGATCTTCTATACCCATTGTTTTTGCCCAACGTCTATAGACAGGGGAGTTTGCCAAGTCATTTATAGTTTTAACTGATGCCGTGCCAGTTTCAGAAATATTATCAATTAAAGTTTTAAATCTTGTGTCGTTAAACAAATCTCCTGCCATTTTTAATCGTTCTTTTGGAGAAATCTTTATTGCTTGAAATATTGCTGCGGTTGCAGGAGCAACTATTGGAACTCCTGAGATTAAACCTGCAGCTCCTCCTAGCCCACCTCTTGTTACTCGTGCCAATACGCTACCACCTAAAAACTTTTCTAAAATACCTTCGGCTTGCATTGTATTCAGTAATACGGCTTGATTTGCTTTTCCAGTGACATCTACATTAGCTCTAGCTATAGTTATTCTTTTTGATATTTCTGACAACTCATCTAAAACTTTTGTTGTTTCTGGTCCTAATTCTTTTGAAAGTTCTTTGAATACAACTTTTTGATCTTTTAATTTTTGATACATAGTATTAAATTGTGCTAACCCAAAATTTACATTTCCTGATATGTCTTTTCCTCTAGTCGCATCTTGAAGAGCTGTAAGTATTGCCTCTTTTCTAAATTCTTTTGGAATAGCCTTTATAATTCTGTTTGTACTTGATATGTTACCTTTTGCACCAGAAGTTATTGCACCTGTTAATTTTGGAGCAACAGATCCTTGCAAATCTTTTCCTAATATTGTTACAGCAAGTTTTTCCAAGTTTTTTCGTTTTACAGTTAATTGATTTGCAGTTTTCAACAGATCGTCTACTTCATCCCCACCAATACGAATTGCGTTTTCAAATTGATCTTTTTTTATTGCATTATATATTTTAATTAAAGTTGATGTAGGACTATCAACATATTCACCTTTATTTTTAAAAGCTGCATCCCCTATTTCCTCTTTTATACTTAAAAGCCTTCCATAAGTGTAATCTTCATCTTGTAATATTTTTTTTATTTTTGGCTTTAAAAATTTTTCACCACCTAATTTTTTAGCTATTTTGTTAATTTCGTTTAAAGTATTTGTTAAAGTTGCATTATTAGTATGATCTATTAATCCAACAATATTTTCTTCTTCATTGCCATCAACTCTATCATACAAATCGCTTTCTCTTTTTTTTAAAGTTTCTTGCGTTGTTCGGAGTTCATCGCCTATTTTAAAAGAAATTGTTGATAAATCTGTAGCTCCAAGTTCTTTAACAATTTGATCCGCACGATTAATAGCGTCTTGTACTTCTGCTCTAAATGTCACTTCAGCAACAGAAGTCTTTACATCTCTAGTAAGTCCTGCAGCTCTTTTAACAATTTCTCCTTCGGCAAAAATATCAAAAGGCAAATTAAACCCTAGACGTTCTGCCATTTCTTTAATTTCAGGATTAATTTTTGCCTGAGCAATTAACTTTTCTAAAGCTCTATCAGAACCCATACCCTTAGAGGCAGCCGTTCTTATTAGTTTCCCTATTTCTGCTTCCGTCATTTCAGGAGTTTCGACTGGTTTTACCGTGGTTTCGATTGGTTTTTTATCTGTGTCTTTAACTTCTGGTATTTTAGGAATTGCTCCACGTTCTATTTTTGTAAGTGGCAAAGTTCCTAGCTTTCCTGCAAAAGCTTCAGGAGCAGCCATAACATCTCTAGCTAATCTTTCTGCTTCCGATTGCTCCATTCCAAATGCCGAAACAAGAAGATCACCCATTAAACCGACTAAACCTGCAATTCCTGCAATTCCAAGTCCTGCAACATTAACTCCTAAACTTGTTAATGTTTCAAGAACGAATTGCACTGGTTTCGGTATTGGAACTTGAACACCATCTTTAGAATATAAAGGATATTCATCAGGAATATCTACTTTTGTTCCTACAAGATCCATGCCTTCACTTCCCATTCCAGATGCTATAGAGAAATTGGAATGTTCTCGAAGATAATCTTTATCAAGGTCAATCTCTGAACCTCTAATATTCACAGTTCTTTTTGGAGCCACAACCTCATCTGTCGGTACAGGAGGAGCGATATTTACATCTACATCCCCTGTTATTCCATTACCTCTATCTGGCAAAATAAATTTATTTTTATCCTCTTTAGCTTTTCTAAGATTTTCTAAAGCTAAAGTTTTTGCAAGAGAGTCTTGATTTTCTTTTTTCTCTGACATAAAAAACCTTTTAAATTATTAGTATATTGGTTGTGTTTGACTAAAACGTCTATTAAATTCGTTTAGTGCTTCACTATTCATAGATTCTATTTGATCTTCTGTAAGATCAGCTAAATCATCAAAAGGCATAAGATAAATATCTCTTTTTGTTAAACCTCTTTCTTGTTTGTTTTTTTCTAATTCAATAACCCATCCTGCTAAAGTCGCTCCATCTGTAGCCAAATAACC